AGCTCCAATAGACCCTGTAGGGCCTGTAGCGCCTGTAGCGCCTGCGTTACCTGTAATTCCTTGTGGTCCTGTGGCACCAGTGGCACCAATGGGTCCTGTGGCACCTGTAGGTCCTACGACACCAGTTGATACAATAGCAACAATAATTTGATGGTTATTAGCAAATCCAGTTGTACCAGTTCCTGCAGATGTAGATAGGGTTACTGGAATCTCAATGTAATCAACTTGCATTGTTGGCGTAGCAGATACTGTCCACTTTTGATAATTGCCAGAGTTGTTCTTGTCTTGTACAAAGATAACATCACTGGTCTTAATCAAAGCCAAGAAGATATCAATATCTACACCATCATCATTGAGATGATTGATGTTAATTTGTGTAGCAGAAATCTGTGTAGCGTTGTTCCATAACAAATCGCCACTTCCAGGATCACCAGATGTAGCACTTGTATTTGTTCTGTAATCGTAATAGTTGGCTGATCCACCATCGGCACCTGTAGCACCAGTTGGACCAGTAGCACCAGTTGCACCGACTGGTCCTGTAGGACCTGTTGCACCTGCTGGCCCTGTAGCACCTATTACACCTGTTGGACCGATATCTCCTGTAACACCTGTTACTCCTGTGGCACCTTGCGGGCCAGTCGCTCCTGTAGGTCCTGTCGCACCTGTGACTCCTGTTGTTCCAGTTGCACCAGTTGGTCCCGTAGGTCCAGTAGCTCCCGTGATTCCTGTAGTACCAGTAGGTCCTGTAGCACCTGTTGCTCCCGTAGTACCCGTTGGGCCTGTAGGTCCTGTGTCGCCCGTGGCCCCTGTAGTTCCAGTAGGACCCGTGGTACCTGTCGGCCCAGTCGGTCCAGTATCTCCTGTAACACCTGTTGCTCCTGTCGTACCAGTAGCGCCAGTTACACCTGTTGCACCTGTAGCACCGTCTGGTCCTGTTGCTCCCGCAGGACCAGAAGGTCCTGTTGGGCCAGTTGCACCTTGGCCGCCTTGAGGTCCTTGATCTTGCGAAAATTCTACCGCTATTTGTGGCGTAATGTTTTCAATAACAATTATTGTGCTCACGTTGTCACCGCTCCTGTCACAATAAACTTACCTTCAAGGTATCTGGTAACTGTTACACCAGATGTAATTACTAGATCATAAGAGTAACGACCTGCACTGATAGCACCTGTAACTGTGGCACTGAGCGTAACGGTAATACGACCATTGGTTGCATCAAAGACCATAGCGCCATTGGCAGTAGATGCCACTACCGTTGTAGTAGTTGCACCCACAAATGGGCGCACTGTCATAGTGCCTGTGTAGCCAGTTAGGTCTAGAGGTGTGTTATTTTCTAGTATCTGAAACTGAAAATTAAATGTAGTGGCTTGATCACAAACCAGATTATATTTAGCACTCAAGATGACACCGCTCTGAGAGCTTGCGCTGCAGGTAGTTGAAAAGTACCAGCGATGAGGTTACATACGCCACTGTAATCAAGACGATTAGTGTCAGTCGTACCCGCAATCGCATTGAGAACTCCTACCGTGTCTGTTAGATTTGTACTTACTGAACGCTGTACTGCCCATTGACGAGCAGCTAACGCTTCACCCACCATCTCGCCTGGTACTCGATAGGTGCCACCATTAGCTAAACGATTAAGTTCATCTAATAACGTTGTGCCGTATTCTCCTAGTGCCACCTATATCTCCTTTACTTCTTTATTTACAATTGCAATCCCAAGCGCGAAGCGACTTGTTAATTCTTGAGTTTGGATCTCTAGCAGTTTTACTAGAAGTGTTCTTTGCCTTCATCCCACACATACGACCACAGAAAGACTTGCGCCGTCCTGCAGACTTAGGAGACTTAGCAGCCTCAGCCTTTTTGACTGGAGGCTTGAGGTTCATCCCCTGCGCTTTGGCAGAGGCACGACCCTTTGCGTTCAGGCCACCCTTTGGGTTCTTGCCCTCTGCTCTTTGCCACGCTGGAGACTTAGCCATTAGTTAGCAGGCTTTGCCTTGAGCACCAGTTTGTACTGACTCATAAGTCTCATACTTCTTAGCACCATCGTATTGCTTGTCAGGTGTTGGGTACTTAGTGATGTCTTCTTCGTAGTTTTCCATTGTTACTCCTTAAACGTCATTGAGATTCCATCGAAAGCCTTACCAGCCTCGTTGGAAAGTTTAACTGCTGCATCTATATCTTTACTCTTTGTTGAACGTGGTTCTATGCCCTGCCTTGTAGCATCATAATAGGATTGTAGTTCCCTATCGTGTTGCTTAGCAGTAGGTAATTCTCTGTGGTTTGCCACGCCTACGCTCAACTCTAGTTCTCCTACTTTGCAACCAAAGCAATCTTCTACATACTCAAGATGCGTGGTGCGTCTATGTAAACTCATACTGGAGTTAACCAACTTCCATATCCTGCAGCAGTAAGTACACCTGCCTGGTAGTCGCTAATCTCGTACTCGTGTCCACCAAGGAAGTAATAACTAGCTGCTGCTAGATCATCTTGGCTTGGAGTCAACGTAGCAGTTACTGTAGTTCCATTAACAATTAAAGTCTGTCCTCGTGGGATATCAGTCATACTAGGAGCAATAGCTCCATCAATGGTCCCACCATTAAAGCGACGACCTGCAAGGCGTGAGTATGGAGTGAACTCGTTATAGTCCGTTCCCCAAGTTTGCCACTGGTAGGGAGTCATTAGTGTGTATGCCATATCCAACCTTTCATAAGTGACAGAGGTGGGTTTGACCCCACCCCTGCCGTTGCACTAGCGGAATTATCCGTTTGTTGCGGCTGACTCAATGCGATAGAGCGCAGCTTCACGAAGGCGTGCAAAGCCTCCGAAGTAGTACCAACCGATTGTGCGGAAACGACGTAGCGCATCAATCTCTGGACCGATAACGGTTGAGATATCTGCAGCTTGTGCTTCAGCCAATGCTTCACGACCAGCGACGATTGCGCGGTAGTTGTTGGTGAATGTAACAGTACCTGTATCTGCTGCTGAAGTAACGTTAGTTGCTGTCAGTGCATAGGTAAATGTTGTTGTTGTTGGTACAGATGCGATTGTAAATGTACCGTTAAGTGATGTTGCAGTTACGCAAGCAACTGTTACGACCTGGCCTACGCCAAGACCGTGAGCAACTGCTGTTGTAATTGTTGCAACGTTTGTTGTCAACGCGCTGTTGGTGATAGTAGTGCTTGTAGCAATACCTGAAGCCAACTTTAGACCGTTAAGAACACGAGGTGTCTCAACGATGAAAGCGCCTTCAATAACGCCTACTGCGCCAGCAACGAACGGTGTACGCTCAACGTACTTTGTTAGCTCCTGGAATCCACCTGTACCAGTTTCAGCACGAAGATCGGCTGACTGACGTGGGTGTAGGTATGCAGCATATAGTTCACCCATACGAGGCAATGCCTTGTTTGTGCGTAGTGATACAACAGCGTTGCGGATATCCGCAACTGTCATTGTGTCTACTGGGAGAATTGCTGATGATGCAGTTGGAACAGTTCCTGAAGGACCGTTTGCGTAGATTACGTTAGTTCCTGCTGAGAGGACCTGACCTACTACGTTGTCAATAGAATCTGCTGCGTTGTAAGCGATGATGTCAGCAAGAGCTGAGTCAACATCGTTAAATGAAGTTAGGTTTAACTTCTTTGTTGTTGTAACTGCTGAACCGTATTCGTTCAGTGTTACTGTAACCTGTGAAGGGTTACCTAGTGCGATGCTTGAAACATCTGAAGTTTCTGTCAATGTAGATGTAGCCTGAGCCAAATCTGAATAGATTGAGAAAACAACTGATGATCCTGGCATAGCCTGTTGCACGGGCTTAACATCTGCAAGTGAACGCATAACAGGAATGGAACGTAGTGCCATTCTTACATACTGGTCGTATGCTGCTTGTACGAGCGAGCTGATGCTAGACGTGGTTGTGGGGGTACCTGTTGGAATTGCCATTAGGTCTAGCCTTTCTTGTTTAGGATCGGATTAGAGTCCAGACAATCTGATGACATCATCCAGTTCTTCTTTGCTATTAGCATTCATTAGTTTTTGCATAATGTCTCCGTTATGTTCTGGCGAAGCGCCAGAGTCGGCGGAGTTTGTCATACGCTTATATGCTGCAGCATCGGCTGGATTTACATTAGGTGTCTGGGTTTGGCTTACTTCAATACCGAATACATCGGCATAGTCTTCAAGCCATTTAGATACAGACTCTTCAGTTGGGTCTATATCCTGTGGGATAAATGCAGCAATTTTGCTGTTTACCCCGCGAGCTGCGAGGGCATCCTTAATTGCTCTTTCACGCTGGCCTTTGCTGAGTGACTCAAACTGTGAACGTAGTTCATTGAGTTCTTTGTCTTTCTGCTTTGATGCCTTGCGTAGTTGCTTTACTAGATCGTTAGACGAATCTTCTGTGAAGTCGTCATCATCCTCGTAGTCGTAATTGGACATAGTGGTCCTTCTCCCTATTAGTTGTTGGCATAGGCCTCATATTCGTTTGGGGAAACGGTATGGCTCCTACTCCTGGTCTTGTTGTCGCTCCACTAGGCCAGTAGTTCTAGTGGCAGGCTTTTTATTTAGTAAGCGCCAGCACGATCTCGTGCTAATGCGCCAGTTGATATACCGGTCCTTGCGCCAAATGTGGCCTTCTCAAGTCCAGTAATTTTCTTACGTTCTTTTTCTGCTTCTGTTTTTCCAGCAAGTCCAAAGACTTCCTTCTCAGCAGTAGTCTGTGTGTATGGGTCTTCTCCATAGATAGATGCAAGTTGTGAGCCACGCTGCAGGCCGCTACCAATGGTGCCGTAGCCCTGTTGTGCTTGCGCTTTAGTAATGCCCTGTGCTACTAGCTCTTCTGCGCGTGCAACGTTAGTTGTTAACCCTGATTGAATTGCAGAGCCACCAATTTCAGCAGCAGCTACCTTACGTTTAATCTCAGCCAAAGCATTCTTTGGATCAAGTACATAGGCAAGGAAATCGCTGTTGTTAATACCTGGATAGAACTGACCAATTGCATCTTTAATATCTTTGCTACCTTTAACAACTTTCTGACCTTCCATAATACGCTCTTCTAATGTAATAGGATCAACATTGCCACCGATAAGATTTTCAAATCCTGCTTGTTTACCTAGAGCGCCTCGCTCATAATAGGATGCAGGTAATCCATAGTTTTGCATAATGCTTTGGTACTTATCTTCAAGACCTAGATAGGTTGCCTCATCAATAGCTGCAAAGCCATTCTTAATACGCAACGCATTTGCTGCAAAGCGTTCTTGGTATTGTGGAGTTTCGCGTAATTTCAAGGTAAGTTCGTCTTTTGACAAACCATCTTGTATAAACTTTTTTAATGGCTCAATTAAGGAACCCATACCGTATCTATTAAATTCATTGTAAAGAATGTCATAGGCAGACTTACCAGCGCGTGCTTTTTCCTCTGTTTTTAATTTGGAAACATAAGCATTATAGGCATTAAGGTCTGTAAAAATCTTTCCATCTGATGCTGTGTATGTTTGACCAGTTTTGTTAGTGTCAACAACTTCAACAGGAGTTCCATCGCCACTATTAGGTGAGTATGTTACATATTTACCGCTAGCATCTTTTATAAATCCTGCGCCAAAAGTGCTAGATGAATTAGGGCTATTTGCTATAGATAATTGATAGTATGTTTTTCCATTTTTATCTGTAAGAGTTTCAATTCTGTAACCTAATACACCACTAGATGAACCAAAGAATTGTTCTAATTCTTTAGGGAATGGACCTTCAGTAAAACCAGCAGGAACTTTACCAGTTGCTTTAACAGTTACTGCAATTGGTTTTGTTCCATCTGCCGCAAAACCATTTGCATCTACATCAACTGGCCCATTTGCAGTATTAACCGTATTTGCTTTAGTCCAAGTTGCAACTGGTGCAACTCCAGCTTTTGTTGGGATACCTGCTTCTTCTGCTGCTTTGCGTGCTTTTTCTGCTGCGGCTTTTTTAGCCTGCTCATCATTGCCTGCTGCCGCTTGTTTTGCTGCCTTAGCAGCAGCCATACGTGCTTCGGCTGCGTCTTCGTATGCACCCATTATTTACCCCTGGAATCCGAAGTCACGAAGGACTCCTAAAGTTAATGATGAAACATCGCTACGCGCTTGTTCTGTGTACTGCCAACGATTATCTGCACGTAAAGATTTTCTAAAGTCATAAAGGTTCATATCGCCTTTATCTGTAATAGCAGAACGAAGTAATGGGTCGTTAAGATCAATCTGGTCTGAGTCACCTATTTCAAGTACGTTAGCCATTACTTGACGATAAGGAGCAAAAACTTGCTTGAGGCTATAGCCCTGTGCCAATAAGTCACGAACATAAGTAGGTTGACCTTGTGCTGCTAATTTACGAGCATCTGCAACCACACGGTTAATGTCAATTTTACCAGAGGCAATACCTTGAAGAACTTGTTGTTCACTAGAACCACCTGGAATTATGTCGCTTACTTGAAATCCATTATCACGAGCTGCTTCAACTAATAGTTTGTAGTTAGCAAGTGCAGCTCCTGAATAACCTTCAGTTGGTTTGCCACCAATCATTCCAGATACTGTACGAATAGAGGCTGCAAGAAAGTCTGTGATAAAGGAATCATCTTCACTACGGTTAGTAATGTAAAGGTTTTCCGCTGCTTTGCGTAGCGCTGCAGGATCTGATGCTGCTGCTGAACCTAGTTTAACTGCACGCTTTTTTAAGTCTGCTTCAATCTTAGCAATCTGCATTTCATAATCAGTAGTACCTTGAGCACGACCTGATGCTTGTAAGTCACGGTAGTTGTAATACTGAACATAGCGTTCTTTGATTTCTTGAGAGTTCTGCTTGTACCAAAGGTCATTACGGATTTCTTTTAACAAGGCAGCCGTTGTCATACCAGGTGTGTTCACATACTTTTTAAGTATTGCATTAAGACTTGGTATGTTCTTAAACAAAGTTTCAGATAGAGTTAAATCTGCAGTAGCTGCTGCATTTAATGCGTCGGTTTCTCTATTCGTAGCAGATGAACCTTCTAAACGTGCCGCATTTTGTGAATCCGTAAAGCCTCCTCCAGGGGAAACTATAGGAGTTTCAACAGTTGCACCAGGTGTGCCAGGTTTTAGCTTTGTTTTACCACCCGAACTTGGCAAAGTTGTTTTAATGGGTTCTTTTACAGGAGGTGTTCCCGTAGGCCCAGGAGCACCAGTAGGGCCAGCCGTTGGCGCAAGTGAGGGTGCAGGTGTTGATACTGTTTTTCTACGTGCTTCTACCAAAATATCATTAGACTTTTTTATTGCAGCATCAACTGTTTTATTAACAGAGTTATAGTCTTTAACTAACTTATCAAATTCTTTTTGTTCTGTTGTAGAAAGTTTATCTCCACGAGCAATTTTATTAGCAAAAATTTCAAGTTGCGCTTCATAATCTGCTAATCTTGGCTTTAATGTATTAGCATAATCCATTTGACTTTTAGAACGCGCACGTGATTCACTATCTACTTTATCTCTTGAAGCCTGTGCTTGTGCTTTCTCAGCAGCAGTACGTGCTGCTGCCTGAGCTTTCTTAGCATCTTTAATTAACTTATTTACATCAACTGCCATTAGCGCAGACCTCCAAATTCTTTCATAAGGACTGTATACGCATCAGTGGCACGTACATTCTTTGCCTCTGAGGTTGATTGTAGCTTTTCTTTAATAAATTGTTCTTCATCTACACCACCCAGAGTGGTTGTAAATCCCTTGCCTGATGTTTGAACACTAGGCTGCTTACGCTGTTCAGCGTTAATCATCTTGAGATACTTGGCTTGTTCTGCTTTAGTCAAATCACGCTCAAGTAAATCTACGGCAACAGCATTAAGAAGTTTAGCAGTTTGAGATGCGCTAGTTACATAGGTTTGTTTGGTGGTCTTTGGACCATCTTCTCCATCTCCACCCTCAACTAGATCGGCAAGAACGTCAAAGCGCTTTGCAGATACAGTTGCTCCAACTATTTGATCTACCGCTATTTGACCTTGATACTTTTCTTCCAACTTTGCTAAAGCTGTGTAGTACTTAATGTTAAACTTGCTTGATATTTTACCAGTCCAAAGGCCGGCATCTTTTAATTGCTGTGCTAAAGATAGGCGTGCAGCATCAGAGGTTGATGAGATGTTCTTTACAAAAACATCAAAGGCAATTTCTCCACTAGTTGCAGACCCACTAGTTTGTGTTGCAGGATTAGCCATTGCTCGTGCTCGTGCTGCATCTGGACCAGAGTAAGTTGGCTCAACCATTAGTATCTCCTAATAACGATGCAAACAATGTATTGTAAGCACTCATAGTGTTTTCGTTTGCCTTTGAAAGTTCACGAATCTTAACGATTGCAGAATCTTTCATAAATGCAACAAGGTTTCTAGTTCCAGAAAGAGTATCTAATGCTTGTCTTTGCATCTTGTAAGAGTCATAGACATCAAGCATTTCTTTAAGAGTTTTTTGCACTGGACTGCGTGTGGTTACGCTCTTATCATTGAGCATCCTGCGAAGGTCATCAATAGCGTTGATACGTTCAATAGCCTTCTTGCCACCTTCTGAGAGTTCTTCTTGAACTAATGGTCGCCCAGCCTTGAATGTCTTAGCCCAAGCCTGGAACTCATCACGAGCCATAGTGCGTTCAAAGTCAGTGACTTTGGTTGTCAAAGAAATCTCGTAATCATTCTTCTTGCTGTAATAAACCTGTAGATCTGCAGCAGTTTGTACTTCACGCAGGTATTCATCTACACGCTTGTTGTACTTTAGACCCATATCCTTCATAGTCTTGTAGGCATCCCAAGAGAAACCTGACTTGTGTGGGATTAAGAACGCTGCTCCTTGTGGATATTTCTCGAATAGGTCTTTGTTATTTTCTACAAACGTGCCTGATTCTTCTGCATATTTAATAACAGCAACAGTCTTCTTTTCAGACTCTGAAACAGTAAATGGGATTTCGTTAGGAAATAACTCCACCCATTTAGCCATAGCTGCGTCGTAATCGCCTGGATACTGGTCTAGTAAACCATTCCAAGCCTGCTTAAAGTTAGTCTTTCCATTGTCTTTAATCCAAGTAGCCATATCAGCCTTGAGTTGGACCTGTGGTGATGCTGGAGCAAAGAAACCAAATACGAATCTAGTACCAAGAATACCTAGCACTGTGTTCTTAACACGCTGACGGTACTGTTCTTGTTCCTGAATGCTTGGAGGAATGAGGTTACCAGTCTCATCAAACTTTTCTGGTAGTCCGTGACCACCTGCTTCAAGGTATGTTACTGCTTTACGCCACGCACTTGCATACTGTGAGTCACGCTCATCTGTACTCATAGTCTCATAGAGACGATTGACGTGTGCAGGCAAGAAAGCGGAAACAAATGAACGACCTACCGCATATTTACCCATACTTAACTGAGTGATTGTATCTGCAGCACCTGGTGCTCCAGCAACATCTACTAAGTTTGATATAACCTTCATAGATACACCGGCAAGTGGACCTGAAAATGTAGGAATCAAGGAGTCTTGGTTCAAAGACGGTGTGAGCATCTTGACTTGTGCTCCAAATTGCACTGGAAAAGGTGTCTTAAACTCAGCAGGTATACCCACTGCTGTCATTGCACCACGTACTGCTGCATAAATAGGTTCAATACCTGGGTATACAAAGTACTTTTCACCTTGGTCATCCTCTTGAATCCAACCATTATGGCTGATTCCATCATATGTTAACGCTGCTTTACGAATAGCCATTGGGTTATAGGCAACAACGCGAGACATACGACGATAGAAGTCCTCAGTAGCACGATAGAAACGTGAGAAGTTACGTGCTCCAAATGCTAATTGTGTACGAACTAGTGGGTTATCCACGTATTGCAGTGTTTGAGATACTGCACGTTCTTCTACAATTGCAGCAAACTGACGTTTAGCACGATCTGTAGCTGTGGCAATCTTCTTTGGGTCTGCTTGGTCAACTTTACTTACAACAGAGTTAATGTATGCCTCTTCAAAGCCAGACTTCTTCATCTGCTTGCGAATACTAATGATTTCATTAAAGACAATAGGTTGACGAGACATACGTGAGTTAGCAAGACCTAGCCAGGTCCATCCCTTTGAAATCATTGATGCAGTTACATTGCCTGATTCTGATAAAGGAACCAGTTGAGGTCCAAGAACATAGGCTGGAATATCTGCATCATCATATTTAGAGACATCATCTAGTGATAGTTGACCAGAGATGATGTAATCACCTTTGTCATTTTGAGTACGGACCTTATTAAGAAGTTCTAAGTTAATGTCTTTGTCAGCGCCTGCTTTAGTTCCACTCTTTTCAAAGACTTCTTTAGCTCTCTTGTATGCAAGCTCAGCGTGTTGTCTTTCGTCCTGACCTTTTGCTGCAAGTTGTGCTTCTTTGCGGAAAGATGGGTTTCTATCCATCCAATCCATAATTTTTGCAATAGCAAGTTCTTTATCGTCAAGGTTTGCTACGGCAATAGCACCAAGTCTATCGTTTGCAATATAGTTAATACGCATAAGCCAAGTAAGCAATGCTGCTTCATCTTGATTACGCAAGGCTCTAGGCTCATAGTTGCGACCTGTTCTTGCGACTCCATACTTTGCAGCCTTTGGCTCATTGATTACAAGAGCTTCGCTGCGAACTCCGTGTGTACGGGTAAATATGGTTGCCCTTGATATGTAATCGCCACCAGTAGCAAAGTTACTTGCACCTTCAGAAACCATAGCCAGAGAGTTATCTAAGTTTCCATAGACAAGATGCTCTGCAAGGATTGCAGCCTCTTCTTCAAACATAGGCTTCATACCTAATGCTTCACGGTAACGGTTAACTCGACCAGATGTAAGAGATGTAGCGATAATGCGACGTGTCTGGCCTACTGCACCGCCTGCTGTAGATGCTTTAAGTGTTTCAATCTCTGCAGCAATAGATGCCTTAGCGACAGGATCTGTCGTAATCTTCATTGCTTCTCTTTTTAATTTAATTTCTTCGCGTGCTTTAACAATTACATTATCAACGGCTGTAATTTCAGATTCAAACTTAGCTGCTTCTTTTTTGTTAAGGATTCTTAACACTCCACCTAGTGGATTATCTGACCAAGTACTAGTTTTTCTGGCACCTTCTAATGCTGTGTTGACACGAGTAGAAAGATATCGGCTCTTAGCAAGACCCCAAGGGCTACCACCAATAGCAAGGTGAACCATTAGATCTTCAGATGCGTTACGGATAGCATAGCGTGGACCAGCAAGTGTTAGGAATGACCAGTATCCAGTCATATCATCTACCCAGGCCTTGTTAGCTTGACCAAACATCTTGTTAATAAGACCACTACGTGCTGCTGCTCTGTCAATATCTACAAGACTAGGAGTAGTCATAAAAGGATTATAGTCAGATGGGTATACACCAAGGTCCTGAAAGTCATCAGCAAAGTTTGCTACAGAGAACTTAGCGTCACCCTTAGTAACGGTCTGGTTAACAATCTTCTGACCGGCTTCTGTGAGGTTTAGGCCACGTGCTTCTGCAATAGTTCCCCAGATGCCCTTGACCATTTCCTTACGCTTACCAATATCATCTGCTGCTGCTTCAAAAGTTTCTGCAATCATTCTTGAATCATATTTAGTCATTACAAGACGTGCTAGACGATAGACCTGCGTTGAGGCATCTGCTGCAGTTACGTCAAACATATCATCTTTGAACATAGGAGCAATGTTAAACTTTGCCTTAAACTTATCTAGGCGTGCTCCAATTGCTCTGGATGGTAGACGTACAAACTTTTTTAGATCCTGAGATTGCTTTATCTTCTCACCAATAATGGTGCTGTCTTCAGATAGTGTTTTAAGGATTCCATCTGTATCTGATAGTTGACCATATAGGTCATCCATAATTCTAGGAGCAAACTTATCAAAACTGATAACCTTATCAGCAGTAGTAATAATTGCTATGCGTGCTTTACGTTGTGCATCCAAACGTGGAAGAATAATGCGCTTGCGACCTACAGATCCTTTTAATAAACCAACAGCTTCTTCTGTGTTTAACAAGAAAGCCTTTGCTGTATTAGCATCTACTACTTCAGCCTTTTGGAATACTCTGATTACTTCTTGACCAAACTCAGGAGCTAATCTTTTAAGATCATCACGGGCTTGTACTAAATCTTTTCCTTTGCTGTTGGACTTTTGCAGTCCAGTATACTTAGCCAAGGCGGTTCCATATTGGTCCCAGAATGCTGTGGCAGTAGGATTAGCAAAGTACTCTGCCACCTTTTCGCCTTTAGTAACAACATCAAGTGAGTACTTGCTTATTACGTAAAGACTGCGTAGCTTTGACCCTACTACAAGAGGGTCTGCAAACAAACGAAATGCTGTATCTGCACTGCCAGAGACTAAGCCGTAGGCTAGTCCGTTCTTTTCAAGTGCTTCAGGAAGGATGGCATTAGCCAACTGACGACCTGGTGAAAACTTTGCTCTGTCTACTTCTGCAAGAGTGTCATTAAATAATTCACGAGCAGTATCTACGTTAGTAACATTTGGAATAGACTTATTAAGTGGGTCTGCCAACATAATGTACTTTTGCTGTTCAGGTGTAGCTGTTGCAAATAACTTGCCAACATCTTCACCAGACTTAATACGCATAGCTATATCTACTGCGTCGCGTCCATACTTTGCTTTAGCATCTTCGATGCGCCCTTCATTAAAAACTTTATCGCCTTTATCGTTTGCTTTATCCCAAGCAAATCCAATTTCGCCCTCAGATAATGGAATAGCAACTGCGCGATAGGCGCGAGTCATTGCATCCGATACTTCAATAGCACCCTTAAATGCAAGTGTAATTGGATTGTAACTTGCAGCATAGTGCCAAGCAGTTCCAAACCAACCACGAGATGGCTTGGCAATAGGATCTTCTGTTCCATACTTTTTAGTAAGGTCTGCCTGCTGGTCTGGCGGTAGCTTTGAGTATTTTGCTACTGCTACATCTTTAGGAAGATTAGATAATTCTCTGTGGACAAAAAGAGATTTGACTAAATCGTCAACTTGCTTCTTTGATTGACCCTGAAGGTTTGCTGCAAGGGCGGCTGCTTTAAGATTATCAGCCATTAGTTACCTTGCGCTAGTGCTTCTTGGTACAGGACCGCAATCTCGCCAGTAGTATCGTAAGGCAACATTGCCTCTAAAGAATCTGAAAGTTTTACTGATGATTTGTTCATCATTAAAGCGTTAGAACCAGGACCTGGACCGCGATCTAAACCTGCAGTAATTGGTCGTACTTCATCTGATGGTGCATATAAACCTGTAACGGGTGTTTGTCCTGCTGCTGCACGCACATCGCCTGCGCGAGCAGGGTTGACATCTGGAGTTGTAGAAAGCGGAGCACCTGACTTAATAGCCTGCGTCTCAACGCCTTCACCGTATGCCGTAGAACCCATTTGTAGATTATCGGTACGTGTAGAGAACTTACCTGGGCCTGCTGGTCCAGCCAGTGGATTCATCATACTCACTGTTTGTCCTCCTCTAATTTTTCTAAATCTGCTGTCATATCTTCCCAAGCCCTATTGGTTTGAGTAAGATGATTTGAATGATAAATTGCTAACTCCATTAGCTCACCTGTTAATGTTTCAACAGATGATGCAATGTTGTGTATAAAGCCTACGCCTACAACAACTAAATCAAGAAAGCGCACTGGGCGAGGAACGTAGTCATTATCTTTCATCGCTCAGTACACCTTCCGTTAAAAAGTTATTATCCCTTTTTGACTGCGTTTCCGCGTCGTCCTGCTGGCATCATTGATGGTACTACCTTGCCTGGTCCTGCTGGCTTGGAGGTATCCTTCTTGCCTTCGACGGCTTTTGACATTGGTGCTGCTGCACGTGATCCTTTGTTCATATTACACCTCCTCTGATTATGCTGCGCCGGTGATACCAGCTAGTAGTTGGGCTATATCGGGTTTTTGACCAGCAGCAGGGGCCTGACCAGCTTGTTCTTGTGGAGGTTGCTGCGAGGCAGGAGCGGGGGCCGCACCTGCTGCTGGAAGCTGTTGTTCCATACCTGGAGCCATAGGTGGCATCTGCTGGGCTGGAGGTGGTTCTGGTGTAAATGCTTTTTCAATAACTGATTCTAATGACTGTCCCTTTTGACGACCTTGGATAACAGATGCGATACGTGAGATAATCTCACTAGGGTCTTGGCCTTGCGCTGCAAGGGCTGGAATTGCTTGAGCATACTGAGCAACAGCCACCCGCAGAGAATCGCGCATTTCTTCGATATCAACACGTTGTTCCTCCTGCGTAACATTTAAGTCCATTGGAATCTCACGACGTACATAGTCACGAGATACGAGCTTGTCTGAACGCATTTGTAGTAAAGCAATGATGGCACGGTTAGGGTCCATACCAGACATAATTCCGTAGCGTACATCTACGCCGTACTCACCCTTGATGTCACGAGATGGTGTGTACTTGAGAACGTAAGGTGTTCCGTCATCTGTTCCCTTGATGGTCTTTGGAATACCA